TCACCCAGCTTTGTGGGATTATTGAACTTCTCTGCACCCGTGGGTCGGGTGTTTGGTCCAATAAAATCCTTGTATCGGCCAGCTCCGGCTGCTAGATCCGAGAGAAGTTTAGATTTCCTCGACACCCGATCAATGACCGGGTGGTGATAGAAATCCCTCATACCGGCATCCCTCAGAAGGTTTCCGATCTGGGCGAAATCATTGTAACCCCAATGACTGTACAATAAGCCAGTTACACCGGCTACGTACTTCCAACCCTCGAAGTTGAGCCTTTCGAGGTGTGTCCGACCATCTTGGACGACTAGTAATGCCTCTAGATAGGGGATTGCTATGTCCATGACTGGGGTGGGCCGTGAGCGGAAATCTTTGAGGAGGTCCCGTACCCAGGTGATTAACCCAGGCACATCATATCCGGGATATGTCTCTCTAGGGGGACATTTCCCTTGGACCTCTAATTCTGCTGGACTAGGTAGGGAGTCTGCAACTGGTCCACCAAAACCCCCCTGGAGGGCAAAGCCGGTCAGCATCATCCTGACCCAACCTCTATTGGAGGGGGGATTGAGCTTAGACCTTTCCATTTCCTTAAAGGGAAAGGTGTGTGTCTTTGTGGCGTCCCATTTGTAGTAGGATGAAAATCCTGGCACAAGGGCGTCACAAGCTATTCTATAGTCCTTAAGTTTCTTTTGGGGGCTAGAGAAATACCATTGCCACCCTGCTCCTGGGCTTTGGTCCCACGTGAAGTGGGCATTGTAAATGCAGCTCCCAAGGGAGCGCATCAACAGTGATGCTTGGAGATCCTTTATGACATTCGGGGGTGAAACCTTGTCTGTCATAGTGTATGAATAACACTGACTGGGGTGATGCCCAGTTTCGGGGGACTCATCAGAGTGTTGCTCCCATTTGGCTACGAATAATTGACTCAGATGGAAAATTTCTCTGAGATTTGACTGACAGTGATAGCTACCACAAACATCCAGACAGCCCAGAATCCCAGGGTCACCCATAGGATAAGGCAGATATAGAATAGGCCTAGGAATGGGAAGAAAACCCCTGGGCCGTCACTGACAAGACCAGCACAGGCATCTTTCCATTTCCTAAAATTCTCCCAGGCCCATTCTTTTGTCCAAGGGGTTGTCGCCTTTATTAATGGCGTGACTAGCATTGATCGAACCCATTGATGGACGTCATTCACACCGTTGAAAATGTCTACTTCATCTAGGAAATCACCTAATTTAGCTTGGACCAAGTGGTAAACACCATTTGGTATGTTCCAGGGAATGACACGAGGATCTTTCTTTGATAAACGTGCCCATTGAACGGTGGTTTTATGGAGGGCATGCCACATGACTAGGACAAAGATCAGGTAGCTTGGGTGAGCTATATCATCTCCACTGGTCATAGAGGACATGGGGTCCTTCACGTCCATGATAAGGCGTCGCATAGTGGATTCGAGAGATCCTCGCGCGAAAGCATCAGCGATAATAGCTGATTCTGGGCTAAGCGTCGGATCTCTTGAATCCCACATAACCTCCTGGAGCCAGGAGGGTACTAGGATGTAATTGTCCCTATAGCCAGGGAGTTTGCTATTTACCGCGAAAGTGGAGGATAAACGTTCAACAGAGGAATAATGGTGGTTTTGCACTATTAATCTGTCTGTGTGATTCCTTATTTCTTTGGTGGTCTTCCTGTCCTTGGGTTGAATCTCAAGCCAGGGCATTTCGTGATCTAGGTTAGTCCCTTTCTTGGCCTGTGATGAGAGATCCACTATGTCACTCTCCATTTCTTTTTGTATGAGGGAATCTGGTTGAGCTAGCCTATCGAAGATAGGTGTGTCCAAAACAGGGTCCTTGAGATCTGAATTCAGTGGATCGTTACCACTGGAAGACATCTACTACAATTGTAGTTTCGTGGGGCATCGTCAGGATGTCTCTCCCATTTAGTCTTCCTGATCAGAATCAGGTTCCTCCTCATCATCTTCAGTTTCTGATTGTCCATCAGTAGACGCTTCAGATGATTCAGCAGTTAACGATGAAACTACTCCAGTTACTGAGGGGTCGTCGGGGTCAACCCCTAGTGACGGTTCTCCGTCACTAACCCCACTTGAAGACCCAACGTCCTCATCACTGACTTCACTGTCCGTCACTGGGGGCTCATCGAAGAAATCCTCGAATTCGCTCAGAATTTCCCCCCATTTGAGAGGGACGGGTTTCCCAGCTTTTGTTGATCGCTCTTCAAACCGCTGTTTCAGTACTTTTACTGTGTGTTTGAAGAGGGGCCAGTTTGCCCCCATGAAGTCTAGGATTTCGATAACCTGGAATAGGTTAATGGGTTTGCCTACATGTGAACCCACCCCTATGTAAGGGTTTTCCTTGACCATGGCCTTGTAAATTTCCTCAGATTCAGCTACATACCCAGCTGACACATCATGAGGTTCATCTACAGCCGTGATTTCAAAAAGAGTGCGCATGTATTGTTCTCTCTTGGAACCTTCTTTGACCTGTATTATGTCACTAGTGCGTAACCACCCTAGAGAATATAAGTCACTGAGGTGGGCCCCAGAGCCCATCCATTCAGCGAGTATTTCCTTGGTAGTGAGTTTTTGCTTAGGCAAACAGGTAATATCGCTAAACACTACCTCGTGGTAGACACCGTGATTGGTACGTCCAGTGCGACCCGCTCGTTGAGCTTTGGTAGCCTGTGGTAGGTCTTGCCAACTCTTATCTCGTGGGTATGATCGCCTGGGTTCGATGGCCATTGTCATCACATAGGTGACAAATGGGATCGTGATCCCTACGTCCACCACACTAGTGGCTATGTAGAATTGCTTCCCAGGAAGAACCTGGTCAACCCCTCTCATTAAAAGTTGAGAAGAACCTGGTAGGATCCTTATGAGATCTTCCCCCGCTGCAATGGTAGGCACGAAGATTAGGTACACCTCGTAAGTGAGACTTGCCATGGTCTTCTTCAATACCTCAGACATGTAAGCTTTGATAGGGTTGTCACCCGCATTCGTGAATGAGTAAACCTTTGAAACTGTGAATATGTTTGTAAGGAGGATTTCCAGGTGTCCTGACCGGTCATTTTCTAGTTCAGGGCTTACCGTCGCTGTACAGCATATGACCGATAGGGATCGTAACTTTAGGTATGACCGGATAGCCACTATAAATGTCTCGTCTAAATGACCCTCATCTATTACATAGAGGTAGTCTTTATTTTCAAACAAAGACTTGTTCACAAAGAATTCTTGAGGGGTGATGTACCAGACGTCGGCTCTCTGGTCTAATGCCAAGCCAGACGTGGCCCCGGAGAATCGATCTCCAAAGCGTGACCTCATGTATTTGACTAATCCTAGGACTAGTAGAGCCCTTGGTTCTATTACAATTAGTTTTGAATATCTCTCTGAGATGAGATTATTCAAGGAATTGATGAAGTCAGTGGATTTGCCAGCACCCGGAGGGGCACTGACAGTGACCATTTCACCTGGCTGTAATTTGATTAGTTCCTCGATTCCATCAAGAGAGGCAGGTATCTCCCTATAAAGCCTATTCTTAATAATGTTCTCGGCTTTCTTCAGCCAGACAGTTGGGCTGGGCAGGGTCAAATCCAAAAGAAAGCTGGGTAAGGGAACGTCCGGCAGTACTAGGTAGTTCAGAAGTATGACCACCCCCAAACGGAAGTAGTCATGGTTGACCTGGACAGGACCTTCCATCACCCGTGCGTTAAACATGAAATTGGCGTTATTCAAAGACTTAGTGACACTTTGGATCGCGTCTAATGTCTTGTATTTGAATCTTTTGGGACATAGCCATAGGAAACACCAATGACGAACTAGCAGGGTGAGTGCATTCGCCGAGGGTGAACGGATTTCCTCTGTGTGTGGGAGGAAATCGTAACAGGTGCGTTGTCTCAAGTGATTTAGGGCGCCAACTTGGTCTATTCCATTTTGTTGGGCAAGTAATGCGTCGGGCCATCTTAGATTTCTTTTGTTACTTGAACATATATATGAGAAGAGTCCCATGTCATAAAGTCTAGGATTTAGGAAATCTGGGATGATGGCTAGGGCGTGAGCTATCTCATCAAGTGTGGTGTTAACCCCAAACGACGAGATATAACGCGAATCCACATAGCGTTCCTCCTCATCTATAGGATCCAGTTCCCCTGAAATGTTATTATGCGGCTTATGCCAATTAGTAACCACTTCACTATATGTAGGTAACACCGGCCAGCCCCGGCTGATGTGACTATGTCTGTGTTGTAGCTGGTGGATACAACTGGTAAAGACTTTGTAAGCATCTGGCCGGTGGGCGGTCAGATCTAACATAGATCTTAATCTCTTTGCTGCTTCAAGGGGGTTTTGTTTAATGGATTCACGACCCTTCCCTATGAGAGTCTTCATGTTATGGGTGATAATCCAATTCGGGACATAACCCAAGATCCTACGACATTCTGTCTTCTCCTCCTCTGAGGGTCGGTGACCCGTCTTACTGAGGAAGCTGATCTCCCCCAAGGGGGTCCCTGTTACCCAATCCCCAGACTCTAGTTTGAGTTCCATACCCCATCGTTTGAATTGTCGGGATATGTTCTTAAAATTCCAGATCTGGGGGGCAAACTTGCTGATGGATAACATGTGGTCATCTCCATAGACTGAGAGACAATTGTAATGCCTAAAGGCGTGAGCGTCCATTCCCGTCATTTGACTCCAAGCCAACATGTACAGGGCAACCATCACCATCGAATTGTCCCCGGATGTCGAAGCGTGGCCAGTGCCAAGGCCATGTGGAGCCCTCTTATATACATTGCCTGTCGTGGCTGACACTAGTAGAGTAGTAAGGAGGTTCCTGTAATTAGTGGAGATTAATTCAGCTATGGCCGTATATTCATTGTGTCCCCGGTAGCCTCGCTGTCTGATTGGGACTATGACCTTATCAACTATTATCCTGTCTATCTGGCTATCGAAAGCTACGCAGTCCCCTTCGAAATGAAAGTCGAACCTCGCATGGTCATCCCAAAGCGTGCTCATAACGTGTCCGTTGAGTGGCATTTTGGTCTTGACAGGGGTCTTATCATATGTACCCCGGTGATCCGGCTCATATCCGAGAATGACTTGAGACAAGTACTGAGGGAGGTATGTACTGACGGGGGTGCGAATGCTCTCGTTGAGCCATTTCTTCTTCTTGATGTACTCTTCCTTTGGGAAAAAAGAACTGAACCCTTGCATGATTGGGTTATAGTATATTAGTCTTTCCCAGTATGATAAATACTCATCTTCCGAGGTGAAACGAGCAATGTCTTCTTTTCTTTTAAGTTTCTTGTAGTGTGGCGTGCCACCGGAGTCCCTTCTCCGTGTCCTTTTCATGGCAAAGGGCCCCACATTGTATTTCTTATGCCAGGCCCTGAGTATCACCTTGAGGGGTGTGATCTGACTATTGGCGTAGATGGGCTTGAGCATTTCCCAGACACAGTCTAGGTCTCTGGGTGAGACGTCAAGGTTGATGGATATTTCGTTGAAGTACCGGGCGGTGCTCCGGATTTCATTGACGGCATTGAAGTATAGGCTTGAGTGTTTCATCTTTTCTATCTCATGGTTTATCCCCTCTATTTTCATAGTCGCTAATACCTTATACTGGGGAAGTTTGAAACTCCAGTTGGTGCCAAAGAGGATTTCACTGTCCCAGTATTGGCTCCCTAGGTACGTTGGCTTTGTTATGTTGAATTCATCTAAAGGGTACCCGATGTCGCGTAAGAGGTCTATGGTCTCCTGGGCACTGAGTCTGTCATTTCCCACTGAACGGATGAAGGTTGGTAATCTGGCTTCCTTTAAGAGAGAAGTCAACCGGACAATGGAAGATCGCAAAGCAGGAAGGAAATCAGTTTCAACTGGAGTAGCAGAGACCAAGGTCCCAGTCACCAACATCCAGTGAAACCCATGGAGTGCTAAGTATGTCCAGCGGGCTTTGATTTCATTCTGGACCTGGGCCCTGAATCTTGCATTCCACATGTATATGGTGGCATAATATCCACTTGATCCTGCTGTTGCCAGTAACAAGGTGTAGAATTGCCTAACTCGGTTGACATACCAGGGGAAGAAGGACAAGACAATGGACAATACAAAGGCTAGTGATAATAACCTTAGGAAAGTACGGATCGATCTGAGGCTAGCCTTAGTCACGAAGGTACATATGCCTAAGATGACCATGGCTTTGGCCTCGAAGGATAGTGCCACCGGTAGAGCATCACGGGTCATGATCATATGGAGTCGTAGGCTCTGTCTCAAATCATAATTTTCGTGCCCTGTTGGTGACTCCCATCGGAAGATGAGGGCTAACAAGGAGGCCATATACAAACTATCTCTTTCTAGTCCTCGGACGAACACTTCCACCATGTAAGTGTTTACACCCTCAAGACATAGGGAGAAGAAAGGCCTAGAAATCAACATTAGGCCCACTCTCACTATTGCTATTAAATTCCCAGGTAACACGGCTATATTTAGTAGGGTGAGACTAAGTGTGTATGCAAGGGTCATACTGCAGCACATAAAGAAAATGATACTTGGATAGACTAACGATGCCACCACTATGTGGAGTGGTAGGACTATCAAGAGTGCCATCAACCGGGATAAGGAGATGGCCCAAACTAGAAATCCGAATATGGAGGTCAAGAATATGATATTCATGGACTCCACAGTACCTTATGATGTATAAGGTAAACCTATTAATAGATGGACGCCTCGTGGAAGCGTTTCGTGTGGCTCATCAGCACCTACCTCACATAATCTATTTACCCGGCGTTCTTTTGAATTTCGGTGGTGCTGAAGTGGAAGCTGATTTGCGCTGCCTAGCCTCGGTGGCAGCCTTTAAGTCAGCTGTGCGTTGGGCTTTTATCTTCTTCTGTTCCTCTGTGAAATCAGGGAAGGTCGACTTGATAAGTGGGCCCCCATCAGGGCCGGCAAAGACCAGACTCTTGGCTGAGCCCCCGCCCAAGAAAGGTGTGGAATCAATGCCGGCTTGGATTGCCAGGAGGTCCCGTTCGGCCTCCTGTTGGAAGGCTTCTTGTTGGGCGGTTAAGTCCGCGACATAGGCCCCAAATGTGATGGTTGTGACGGATGCCTCTGACTCTTCTGAGTCAGAATCATCTGCTATCCCTTTGCCCTTGGACCTAGGTTGGTGGGGAGTCCCTCCCGCTGGCCTTGAATGGTAAGGAATCTTAGCCCCCTTAGTGAAACTCTCAAAAGGAGAGAAACTGGATGACTGGGACTCCACCTTAGTGGGAACACTTTCAGTGAAATCCTTGGTGTCGAAAACTTTCACCCATTTAATTTCAGATCCCGTCCCCTCAGGCGAATAACCAATGGGACCTGCTTCAGCTATTCCAGTCCAAGTAGTTGTGCCTTTGCCCACCCGTGAGGCATAAGTCCCATGACTACCTAATTCACGGTTTGTATGCTTCCGGGCTTCCCTTAGTAACAAGCTCTGGGCTGGATCAGATTCCATAATAGCCAGGTCAGTGAATAGGTCATTTGACTCATATATGTGCAGGTTGAGCATATGTCGGGTAAAGGATTCACGGGACTGTACCGGGCCCACATAGGACTCAAAACACTGGATAATCTTAAGAGCAATGGTCTGACGAGGGCCAGCCGCGGCTTTGAGCCGGGTTCTAGTCTCTGGGGTTTTCCTCCCCGACACCATTTCGTTCAGGTCGGATAGATCACGACCGAACAACAAAAGACTATCACCAAATTCTTCAAGGGCATTACGCTCTTCAGGAGTGAATGTCATATGACGGATCGCCCGTAACTGGTCGAACCACTTATGGAAGGTGCTGAGGTATATAGTCATCCACCATTCCAACTCGAGGGCTGAGTTTATGCCCACAACGGCTGCATTATTGACCAATATTGTGTCATAGTCATGCCACAGAACCTCTCCGAAATTCCACCAATCGACTATCTCCTTGGACACTATCCTGGTGTCCAAGCCACCAGTCTTACCCAGAATTTCCAGGTTCTGATCTATAAAAGAGTGATTCCTCCGGATCCTGTCAAGGCTCCCGGCACTCAAATTCCTTAGGACTATATCTAGTTCTGAGGGGGACCACCTCTCCTTTTCTAAAGAGGTAGGTACTCGTAAATCTTGCTTAGTGTAATGCGCTTTAAAAGCACAGTTGAGATCCGTCTTCATTGTTTTCGATGAAGA